TATCTCGAATTCGTTCAGAGTATCATTGATGATGCTGATAAGTATGTGGCAGTTAAGAAAGCTACACGCACACCACGTAAACCACGTATCAAGAGTGCGGATAAGCAAGTTGCCAAGATACAGATTTGTTCTGAAAACAAAGAGTACAAACTAAAGTCAATACACCCTATGTCAATCGTAGGTGCTATGAGACTGTACGCCTTTAACGTCAAAACAAAGAAACTGACCGAATACGTAAGTCATAAGGCAACAGGGTTAGAGGTGAAAGGCACTACGTTAAAGGGTTGGGATGCAGATCTGTCAAGGCAGATTACGCTTCGTAAGCCACACGAGGGTCTCCCTGTTGCCTTAACTAAGACTGCAAACCAGATCAATAAGATGTGGAGCACCTTAAAGACGCAAACAACCGTTCCAAACGGAAGACTAAATAGGGATACAATCATCTTAAGGGCTATGAGTAAATGAGCGAAACAGGGTTTCTGAATAAAAGTAAATTTTCAAGAATGGTAGAAATCTCTGTGTTTGGTAAAAAGCTATCCTATATGGATGCAGTCATTGATGTCTGTCAAGAGACGAACATCGAACCAGAGGATGTAAAGAAGTTTCTTAACGGTGTTATCGTTGAGAAGTTAGAGGGGGAAGCTATGAAGTTGAACTATCTCCCTAGACAAAATACGCTATTGTTCGATGATTGATGGTTGACACCACATCGATTCTATAGTATAATAATTCAGTAATACAAATATAATTCAGCAATACGAGGAACATACAAATGTCTTTTGCAAATCTAAAAACAAAACGTAACCAGATCTCTGATCTTCTAGCGGCGGCAGATGCCGCAGGTGGTGGTGCCACTGGTAAGAAATCATATGGCGATGATCGTCTATGGAAACCAACAGTAGATAAGATGGGTAACGGCTTTGCTGTTCTACGTTTCTTACCTGCGGCAGAAGGACAAGCCCTACCATGGGTTCGTTACTTCGATCATGGCTTTCAAGGCCCCGGTGGTTGGTATATTGAGAAGTCTCTGACTACTCTTAACGAACAGGATCCAGTATCCGAATACAACTCAACACTATGGAACAATGGTACTGAAGAGGGCAAGACACTTGCTCGTAAACAGAAACGCCGTTTACATTATGTTGTTAATGCATTGATCGTATCAGATCCTGCGAACCCTGCCAATGAAGGTAAGGTAATGTTGTATCAGTTCGGTAAGAAGATCTATGATAAGATCATTGATGCCATGCAACCAGAATTTGCAGACGAGAAGCCTGTAGATCCATTTAACTTTTGGGAAGGTGCAGACTTCAAACTGAAGATCCGCCAAGTCGAAGGCTATCGTAACTACGATAAGTCTGAGTTCGCTTCTCAGAGTGCATTGTCTGATAACGATGCTGAGTTGGAAGCTATCTATAACAAGATGTACGACTTGAGTGAGTTTATCGATCCTAAGAACTTTAAATCATATGATGAGTTGAAAGCTCGTTTTGAGAAAGTGACTGGTCAATCGACTATGACCACACAAGCTCGTCAAGACTTGTCGGTACAGGAGAGTGCTCCACCTATGGCAACTGCTACTGCCCCATCTCCACAAACGGAGTTTGCGCCAGTAACGGCAGAGGCAATGGAGACAAGTAATGATGACGATACGTTATCCTACTTCTCTCGCTTAACAGCCGAAGACTAAAACAAAGGGCAGGGGGAAACCTCTGCCTTTTACGCTTGTATATCTGGTGTAATCTTAAAACAATTAGTTACATGTCTAGCATCAGCATCAGGTTTAGTTAAATCAAGGATCTTATTCTGTAAGGTCTTTGCTTTTATGCAAGAGGCCATATCATTAAACACTATGTTAGGTGCCTGTACAGACATGTTATTTCCCAACATTAATATCGTTATCATCACATACATATCATTTCCTTAGTTGAATGGGCTAATAGGTATTCTTACTAGTCCATGTTCATCTCTAAATGCATCCCCACCATTGTTCATCGGTATCCTAAGTTGGTTAATTGTTGTTGATGAAGCATCAGTATCACCTGACGATCCATCTATCACAACTACTGGTGCTGGTTCGGGCGCAGTTTCTGGCGTAATATCTTCTGCATTGTTTTTATTTTGTTGGATCGCTAACTGATCTCTGAGCATCTGTGCTTGATTTTCTCTTCGCTCAACGTCTGCCTGTAATTCTTCTAGAGTAGAATCATCAATGATCCAGTTACCAGTGTAAGATTTAATTGCTTCTACTGCCATAACCTTTAGTTTAGGTCCGATCATAGACATCCATAGTCCCAGATCTAAGAATGCATTCTGCATCTTAACAACAGCCTCATCCCATTTGTTCTTAATCCAACCAGTGACGCTAAAATCGTCATCAGTGATTTCAAATCCAAACTTACTTGCAATCCATTTAAAAGCATCGTTACCATATTGTTTTATTATGGTGACAGGGTTTAGTGTAAAGTTTTCGGGTACTTCAAATCCAAACTTACTTGCAATCCATTTAATACCAGCAGTTGCAGGTGCCGTAACGATTTGACCAATGATCTCTAATACACTCATTCCCTTTTTATAGCCAAGGGCTGATAGTGCATCATCCAGAATAGATTTCATCATACCACCAAATCCACCACCTTCTCCTTCATCACTGAATATAGCAAACTTAGACTTCACCCAATCCACGACATTTAGAATTGCAGTGAAAGGTGATTTAACCATTTTAGTTATCATCTCTGTAAACGAGAAGTCCTTAGCGGCTTGTAGTATCTTTCCACTTGTTGTTGATGTATCGTAGTTACCATCTGCATCAACTTCTGCACCAGTAATCTTTCTTATGATCCAAAGGAATGCGCTTTTGATTAAGTCGAATGGTGCACCAATGAATGATCCAACCATTCCAGCGATACCATCACCAAATTTACCAAATGTGGTTGCTTCATCAGATGCCATGTATGCTTTCATACCATCAAATGCAGATATTAGAATACCAATAGGCCATAAGAGCTTGCCCATGAGTTTGACAAATGCCCCACCTTTACCTAGGAAATTCTTACCAAAGTTTACAACCTTAGCTCCTGCTCCACTAAACCAAGCACCAATAGCACTAGACATTTTGGTTATGGGTCTAAATATACTGTTTATTCTAACACCAAGCCTAGCCATAATACTTTTAGGTTTGATCTTTCCATCATCTCCCTGTACGGATATAGGTTTACCATCAACACCAAGACCAAAGATCTTAAAATACTTCTGTTGTAGATTAGAGAACCATGTATTCATCCTATTATTTAATTGGGTAGTTAATGGTGTTGCAAGACTTCTTTTACCGTCAACAGCTTTTCCTAACTTAGGATCTAGACCTAGCTTATTGAAGAACTTGGCTCTTAGGTTAATGAACTTTTGATCTAATGCCTTACTGAAGCCACCAAACTTATCCAATGATTTAATTGCTTTTAGTTCCCATCCACGGAACCCTGCCAGTGCCGCACCTAATGCAGTAAATCCAGCGATGAATGCACCTAAAGGTCCTACAAGTCTACCCAATGCCAAGAAACCCAGACTAGTATTATCTTTACCAGTATCTTTTCTTCTTGCACGTTCTACAGACTCAGGTTTAGCTTTTTTACGTTCTCTCTTCTCTTCTAGAGCATCAAGACGTGCACGTTCTTGAGCTTTGAACCATGCTTCAAAGTTCTTAGCCATTCGCTCGTCACGTGCTTGACCTTTCTGTAGGGTTTTAACTACATCATTGAGAGTGGTATCAGCCATTTCTTTGTCTCTTTCGTTCTTCTTCTTGTTCTTTTATGTGTTCAGCAAGCATAGTAATGTACACTTCCTTCTCCCATGGTATTAATCCGTCTATCTCATTCAAACTATAATTGTGATGTTGCATCAGTGCAAAGTTGTTCTTATAGTAATTAAGTATACTATTATGAGATAGACATACTAGAAAAAATCTTGCATACCTTCCAGTGTATACTCGTTATGTTTACCACACTCAATACAATCAAAATCAATGTCATGCTTCAGTGTAGGCATTCCTTCAATAAAGTCTTTAATGGATGAGAAGTTATCAGAAGTCATGGACATCACGAATTCATCCTTTTCCTTTGCACTTTCCTCAGAGAACTTAATCCTATCATCATCAGTACATACGTAAGAGATACAATGCTTGATCATAGAGAATGTTGCTTCTGCTCCACCCTCAATAACAGTAGCATCTGATGCAATAGTTTTATAACGAGGCCACTGCAATTCAAGTGTAACTCCACTGCCAATGTCAACAGTTCCCTTTTGAGATGTCATATCACCCTTAACACCCACATCATCCATTGGAATAACCACAGGGTTTTTAGCCTTACAGTGCGTACATTCCAATTCGATCTTAGCAGTCTCACCGACTGATTTAGCTCTTAACTTAGTGAATAGGTATTCGATGTCAAACGTTGTTAGCGCATTGGTATCGATTTCTCCTAGTACACATGCTTCTAGAGTGTCAACTATAGCTGACAGAATCTGCGACTGATCTTGACTCTCCATGGCAATTAGAAGAACCTTTTCTTCCTTAACCAAGAATGGTCTAATTCTGATAACAACACCACTGGATGGGATAGTCAATTCATATTTGGGTTGGTCGTTTAGTTTAGGTAAAGCCATAATAACTCCATTGTTTAGGTAGATACCCAATCATCATAAGAAAATTGGACATTAATTTCAAGCAAACCATTTTGCTCATTGTTTAGTTGTAAAGCATTCATAGTAGTTGGGAATGCGTTTATCAATTTACACTTGTACACTTCAACAGCAGGTGTTATGGCACCCTTTCTTGTCTTAGTTATATCAAGATCAAATCTTAAATTGTCATTGATGTCAAAACCAATGTTAGTCTTTTTGGAAATATCTGCGGTCTCCGCACCTTTCCTGTATTGTATAATTTCAATATCATGAGTATAAGTGTTCTTATATCTTAGCTCTTTTCTTTCAAAATCGATTATCTGATTGTGCCAGTTTTCAAAGTATCTCTTTGCACTATAATCGTTCATAAGATGAAACGTCATATTCACGTCTTCGTATGCATATGAGTAAGCAACCTTACGGTTTGCCATACCGATAACACGTTCTTGTGTTAGGATCTGTCTGCCTGGTAGGTTTACATCTTTACACATCAAGTTTAGATCACGAATATCTTCAGCATTGCTTCTTCGGTCTGTAACTCTTGATATGGTATTAGGTGCAGGAAGGATTACTCTAAACTGGTTTGCTAGTGCAAATCCACCTTTTTTAGAGATCATTGCCTTCATTTCATCTACTTGAAACATTAGATCATTTTCCTTGACTGTCTATACACTTGAGATTGTGATGCTTTCTTCCACTGTGCCATTGGTAAGAATGTAGCAATCTCCCACTCTGCGGCTGGTACTTTAGCCAAACGAGTTTTGACGTGTGCTGTCAAATAATGCTTGAGTGTAGGTTTGAATGCTTTATATTTAGCAGATCCTTTAATCAAATCATAAGATAACATTAGTTTAGTTCTGTTGTTGTACTTATCATTGTTTGCTAGATCTAACAAAGCACTTAATAGTTTGGCACGTAATAGTGGGGGTAGGTAATGAAGGTTTAAACCCATAAAACCACCTGGAGCATCACCAAGAACAAATATCAGAGGGAATTGGTCATAGTAAGGTAAGGTGTCTTTATGCTTAGGGTCGTAGAAGAACATATACATGTTACCCACAACACTATCTCTGGTCAACCTAACCTGTTCGGCTTGCATTAAGCCTTCTCTATTAACGTTACGCATTTGTGAAGCACGTCTACGAAACCATGCACGGCTTTCTTCAGTCCGTGGAGTAATGCCCGCACGGAATGCTTCTATCTCTAACTTGTCGAATAAGTTCTTGCTCATGATGTTATTTATACTACTTTTTAGTCTTCTTCTTGACCTTTAGAGGTTTTAATGGTTTAAAGGCAACCTTAGCAGACTTCAATGGTTTAGTTCTCTTAGGCATAAGACCCATCTTCTCTAATGTGTGCTCAGTCCAGATCTGAAAACCCCAATCCCTATCCTTGGCATACTTCTTAGCAGTATCCCATTTGTTTTGGTTTTTAATGTATGTTAAGCTCTCGTTAATATAACGTTTAGTCTTTTTGCCCTTATATTCTGGTGGTCTCGTCTCTTTGTCAGGCTTTATCTCAATAAGATCTACAGATCCATCTTTCCAAGTGATCTTAAGATCCATAAAATACCTATGCATACGTTTATCAACTTCATATAGGTATGGAATAACTACTTCTTCACTTGACCAAGACTTCACCAAAGGGCTATCATCACACCATTTAAAGCATCTCAACTCCCAACCAGACCTATAGACTATCTGTGTCCAATCACCTTTATACTTAGATTTGTTTTTAGGTTTGAATTTTCCACTATGCGCCATGTTTTGCCTTATAAA